TTTTTTATTTCTTCCTTAAGTTCTCCGGACATCAGTTCTAATGCCTGCTTCATCACATCTTTTTTCATTTTTTATCTTTTCGTGCCGTTTAATTTTTTTAATTTTTCATTAGCAACTGCTTCAACTGTTTTACTGATCGAAAGTTTAGTTCCGTCAGGAAGAAGAAGCTTTGATAATTTAGTTAGCACTGCGTAAGCTTCTTTTGATAGTGAGACATTTCTATATTTTTCTTTGTCCATATTTCCTTTCCTTGTTAGCCACTATTATAACATTATTTTATATGATTGTCAATGAAAACATTTGAGTAATTTATGCCCACTGGTCCACAATTTATACACGAATTATCGTCAGCCCATTCATCATGACTCGTAAATTCATGACAAATAGGACAGGTATAGCTATCTTTTTCGTTTGTCATTCTTTTTTCTGTTTATTTTTTTATTTTTTATACTACCTTTGTACTTAGATTTTACTACCTGATTAGAGTAAAAATCTTGTAACCACGACTGAGTTATAACAGGTCCTTTTCTAGACATATTTTTTATCCTTATTTATTTTTTTATTTCTTTATATAAAATTATACCACACTAATGTGGCAAGATTAAGGCAGATAGGAATTAAATGGTAGATGGTAATTCCGCACAAGCATACTTTGTAAGTATTTGATGCTCATTAACATATTTATATCCTAATTTTGATAACATAATTGCAGATTCTTTATGTGCCCCACGGGAACACTCATACCAACTATTATATACTTGCTTAAGTTCTATTGGGGGTAAACAGGCAGGTCCAGTTTCTAAAAAAGAACACACCCATATTAATAAAGTAAATTTTGTCATTTTTAAGTTCCAGTTCTGGGGGCATACATTCCCATTCTTTTTTCGTGCTTATTTCTATTTTTTTTATGACGCCCCGGACGTTTCTTTAAAGTTCGTTGATGGTACGTATTAACTCCCCACTTAGGTGATTTTGACATCCTTATTTACTTCCGTAGATTTAGTAAAAGCTGGTAAATATTTTATACTGCCATTAATATATTGCCTGCAATCGGAACCACATGAAGTACAACGAAATATTTCAGGATTGATCGAAACAAATAATCCCTCATGCTCACACGTGGGGCATACGCCAGTTGTCAGTTTTGTTGATAAATCAAGTGCTTTCCCAAAAGGACCTTTTCCGTACATGTTTTTCTTTTCTCCTATACTTAGTTTTATCTGGAATAGTCTTCGGTGTAAAGAACTTTAAAACTTGAGCAACTGGATTATGTCTTCTAGGTCTGTTCTTCTTAAGAAAAAAAGCATAATGCTTTTTATTCATTACCCTGTTTAACCTTTTTGTAGATTAACTGCGGACGGGCCTTTTGCGCCCTCTTCAACATCAAACGTTAATGCATCACCTTCACGCAGCTCTACATTAGCTGCTTGTGCTGCTGAATTATGTACAAAAACATCTTTTTCGTTGTCTTCACGTGCTATAAAACCATAACCTTTAGTGGCATTAAACCATTTTACTTTTCCGTTTATACTCATATTATCTCCTTTCTTGTCACTTTTTATTATTCTAGAATAAGTTTTTTAATTGTTTTTGAGCCATCTATATTTATTTCTACTTCTGCTTTAGATTTAATACATGTATGTTGTATCCGAGTATTTCCTGCATCGGCTCTAGAAGCATGACGCTTGCCTTTGAGGCATTGGGATAAACTGGGCTGGATACGATGCTCGATAATTTGATTATCCATTATTAAAAGTAGGGCAAATACAACCTCTATCATTGGTGGTCTCCATTAGCAAAATTTCTTTGCTTATCTTTTAGTTTTTCAATATCAGATAATATCTTTTCTACATCCTTTTGTAAACGTTGAATATTTACAGTATTTGACATCATATCCTGCATTGCTGTTTCTATTTTTTCTACTTGCCCACTCATATGTTCGATAAGCATAAATTGTTCTGAATCAGCGGGAAGGCTCCCCAAAAGTCCACGGGGCCAGCCTATTCGGAAAGCCGTGTTCTCTGTAAGATCCTTCTCCATAATTTTTAGTTGAGTTGAGTGTTGATTTAATTTTTCTTGGATAGAAAAAAATGCCCAGGTTCCGATCGCGACGAGAGCGATTAAACTCGCTACCGTTTTCATCGGCATCTGTACTTTGGCTTCGTCTGAAATTTTGAGTGCCATTAGTATTTATATCCCGTGTTTCCTTGTTGTAATTTTTCAAATAATTTTTCATGTTGTTCTATAATCTCTTTATCCATGTTAAACATCTCGTCAATTTTTTCTTCATTCATTCTTACTTCGAATTCTAATTGTTCAACTTGTTGTTCAAGCACCGCCTGCGTAGTAGATAGTGAAAAGGTACGTTGAAGACTCCAGCCGGCTAACGCCAGGAGGATTCCTACCAATAATGTCATTAATTTTTCTAGCATTTTTTACTCATTTGGTTTAAAAAACTCCTTTTCACCAACAATTTTATTTTTCTCTAACATATTATAATAAGGAGAAGACAATTCTTCAAATGCTTCAGCCCAGGTGCCCTGAGTTGATGCTTTAGAATACTCAGTTGATCTTCCTTCAAAAAAATTCATATGCTCAACAGCATTTAATATTGCATCTAACCATGTTAAAGGATTTTTATCAACCTTATACACTTTTTGAAATCCCAATTGCTCTAATCTTCTGTTTGCAATCCATCTAATATATTGTTTGACGTCATGAGCAGTTAAGTCTTCTAATGGACCCATCTCAAAAGCTAAATCAATGAAGGCATCTTCTTGGCCTACGGCAATTTTACATGCTTCATAAATTTCTTCTCTTAACTTATCAGTTAATAAACCAGGATTTTCTTTTATTAGTTCATTAAATAATCTTATCATTGAATTACAATGCAACGTTTCATCTCTTACAGACCAGGTTATAATCTGGCCCATACCTTTCATTTTATTATGTCTTGGGAAATTTAATAAAATTGCAAAGCTTGCAAATAATTGTACACCTTCAGTGAACGCACTAAAGATAGCAACTGTTCTTGCAATATCATGAAGTGAGTGTGAAGTTTGTTTATTTAAATAATCATATTTATCTTTCATAGGTTTAATTTTTAAGAACTCTGAGTATTCGGATTCAGGAAGACCTATTGTGTCTAGTAAATGAGAATATGCTGCAACGTGTACTGTCTCCATGGCAGAAAATACTGATAACATCATTTTAACTTCTGTTGGTTTAAATACATGCATGCAATGGCCCATGTAGTAATTGTTAACTTCAACATCGGCCTGGGTAAAGAATCTAAAGATCTGCATTAATAGATTTCTTTCTCCTGGTGTGATTTTCTTAGCCCAGTCCTGTACGTCATCGGACATAGGCACCTCTTCAGGTAGCCAGTGAATCCTTTGCTGCGTTAACCACGCATCATAGCACCACGGGTATTTGAATGGTTTATAAACTGGATTTCCTGCAAGTAAGCCTTTTTGTTTCCTGGTATCTATAATCTTTTCACAAATCATATCTGATTCATTCTTTTCTCTTGTTAATTTAAAGCGCTCTTCTTTTTTCATTTTATTTTATTCTAGTTTAGCGTCTATTCTTTTCTTAAGTTCTGCTCTTTCTTTTTCAACTTCTCTTAGTTGTTCTTTCAATTCTTGACTATCAGGATTTTCCCTTACAAGTTTCTTAAGTTCGTAATATTGTTTGGTTAGTTCTCTATATTCGTATGTATCTATACGAAGATTGATTTGTTGTTTCAAAGTTTGTGCTTCTTCAGCATCTACATACCTGTCGTCAATAAACCAAATACCTGTGATAAATGTAATAATAAGGGCGGCACTTCCTAATGTTCTTAATAGTCTCATTAGTTAGGTCCCCCGAACCATGCCAGTAAAAATAGAGCCGCGAGTAAAATCATTGTAAAATATCTTTGTCTTCTTTGATGCGCTTTCGCTCTCAGAAGATTTAATCTTTGATACTTCAATGTTTTGTATTTCATAACGCCTACCCATTATTGACACCACTCGCATTCGCCTGTGTCATCCACTACTAAACCTTCTTCTTTAGGTTCACATTCACATTTTTTACATACGCAGGTTCCATACTCATCTGCATGAAGATCCCCACTACAATGACAGTCGTGGTTACATTGCTTACACTTAGCCATCTTATTTCTTATTTAGTTACTAGTTCAAATAATATGAATGCAACAATAATTATACCAATAGTAACTTTTTTATTGGCTATAGCTAATGTCCACAATCTTTTAGCTTCTTGTTTTATTTTTTCCATAGTCTCCTCCTATTTTATTATACCCCAGTTTTTTCCAAATTCATAGTCTACCTTATTAGGTACCTCTAGTGCAACTACATTCTCCATTATTTCTTTTATTTTTTCCGCATATTCTTGGGATTCTACGGATATATCTAACTCATCATGTACTTGTATATGAGGAATTATTCCTTTTTTATGTAGTTCTATCATTGCTTTCTTAGTCATATCTGCAGCCGATCCTTGTATGAGTTTATTTAAAGCTTTATAAGTATATGCTCGCTTGATCCCTGGTCCGTGTTCCGCGAGCGCTTGTTCATGAGGCAATGCTTTATGAATCCCAAATTGATTAGGTTCCCATAAATGGAAACGACAAAGTCGACCAAGAAGAGTCCTAATTCTTCCAGAGCTTTGTGCACGTTGCATGACTGCATTCATAAGTTGTCTCACAAAAGGAACTTGACCATGATATTTTTTAAATAAATCTTCCGCAGATTCTTTATTAATTCCAAGTTCTGCCTGTAATTTATTCTTTCCCATCCCATAGAACAGGCCAAGATTTATGGTCTTGGCCTGTGATCTAGGTATATCTGCCATCTCGGATACAATGCTGTGAAAATCTGCTTCTCCTTTTTTATAAGAATCTAATACTTCATCAATTCCCATAAGATTCTGTAAAGTTGCATAATGTACTACCAACCTAGGCTCTTGTTGATTATAGTCAAAACAACCCCATGTATGGCCTTCCTCGGGTATAAATAATGACCTTATCTTGGGTCCAAGATCCTTGTTCCTTGCTGGAATTTGCTGTAAATTTGGGTTTGAATAACTAAATCTCCCAGTTACCGTTCCTCCATTATCTCCTCTTAGTTGGTTAATTTCAGCATGAATACGACCCTTGTAAGAATGTTTAATTATGGTATCAATAAACGTGGTATGGGCCTTATTAATTTCTCTGGCTCGGGTTATTAGTTTCACCAGTGGGTGGGGGTGATTTTGAAGGAAATTTTTTGTAAATGAAGGAGAATTTGTTTTTTCGGTTCGGTCAAAAGGTAGTTGAAGTTTTTCAAAAACTTGTGCGATTGATCTTGCTGCCCATATTTGAGTATCTATTCCTGTTTCTTTTTTTATTTGGTGCAGGCATTGTTTTTCTTGTTCTATTAACTTTTGTTTCAATTTATGAGCTTCTGGAACGTCCACTCGAACTCCGAGAAATCTCATGTCAACGAGACAAGGAAAAAGTTCAGTCTCAAGATTAAAAATGGAAGAAATGTCTTGATGAATTATTTCTTTTTTAAGCTCTTGCCATAAATCTAAAGTGATTTCAGCATCCTTCTCTGCATAAGCCCCTACATATATAGCGGGAAGTTTATACATTTCCGCTTTAGCATCTACTCCCCACTCTTTAGCGGCATTATATAAAGCTACTTCATCTTTTCCATGGCCAATGTATCGTTTAGCACAATTATTTAAATCATATCTCATTTGATTTTCATCCACTAATGCAGATGCAATCATAGTATCTACAATTCTTCCTTTAATAGATAGTCCTAAAGATCTAATCCAACACACATCGTACATTGCATTGTGAAATATTTTATCTGACTCAGTATTTAAAATATTTTGAAACCATTTTAAAACCAACTGACGATCCATATTTCCACCACCTTCATGAGCAATAGGATAATAACCACACCAATTTTTTACAGCTACTGATATTCCCACAACATCTCCATTTTTAACAATAGAGCCTGACCCCATTTTTACTAAATCAGGATCCTTGGTTTCTAGATCAATTGCAATTTCATCATGCTTAGATAAATCTGGAAACTCTGTTGGAGGAATCCATTCTGTTTGTGGTTTGAATAGTGGCTGTTGTATCATGAATAATCCCTTTCTATTGCCATATCAATGTAATGTTTTGCTTTTTCTAAATCTTGTTTTTGATTTTTTTGCTTATGCCTACATAAATATTTAATTGCATTCCCTTCTGCGAAAGGAATATTATTTTTATTTATAAATTCTGATGGTTGAATGACCATAGATTTATAATGAGTTCCACCCACCTGTCTTTTGTATATACCACTCATATTCTAAATGCCTTATAAATATCTTTGGGTTCTACAATATGTAAATGGTCCTTGGTCCTTGTAGCGCCAACATAAAATAATCTA